TAAATCTTGCATCATATCCCAAAATATTTTTTTCAGAAAATGGAGTTTTATTACAAAGTACTATCGCGCAATCCCAAACATAATCCATAAAATATTGTAATAAATCAGAAATATTAGTAAGTGAATTGTATTGTGAGACAATATAATTATTATCAGCCAATATATTTTGTTGGTCCAAAAGTTGCAATGGATTTTTTATTATGTTCGAATCCAAACTATTTTTTTTAGCGTAGTCCATAAAAAAATAAATAAATGGATAATATGCATTGTCAATATATCCAAAATATTGGCGCAAATTTGGATGCTTAGAATTATATTCTGGGGTAAATATGTTGACAATTATATGATTTTTAAATGTTATACCAGGTTTAATTTCATTATTTTTTTTTATAGAACAATCACTCCATTTAAGCAAAAAATAATCAAGGTCACTATTCAATATTACATTAAATAAAATGAAATCCCTATACAAATTATTTTTATAAATAATTGTACTATTGTATAATGGTTTGATGTCATGATTAATATAATTAAAATAATCATTATAATCAATTCCATATTTTTTGGCAATTTCAGCAATGTGTTCGCTATTATTATCGGTAAAATATTTATTGACAGGAATATTTTTAATATATCGGTAAATTTCATTAAACACTGCTAATTTATTAAGTAGTAATGGTTGATAGATCCCTAATTTGTCATAAATATATTCACATTTCTTTTTTTCAAGAGAATATTGGTATATTTCTTTGGTGGAGATGAATGTAATATTTATGATATCATAAATATCCTTTGTTGTTAATTTCGAAACCGTGTTTTCTGATAATAAACTAATTAATAATTTGTAAATACTTTTATTAAAATCATCTAAATTGTCACACAAAGTCAAAATATCTGTGATGCGATCTGGAAACATATCCGGATAAAGAAAGACAATCGGAGGAATATTTTCTAACAACGATATGTCTATATTATTTGCACAATTATTTTTGTTCAGAGATGTACCAAGAATTTTATACGAAATATCGGATATATTTTTAAAATTAAATTGGCAACTTATGTCTTTTAAATTATAAATATTATTGATGGGTTCATAATATTTAACAAAATAAAAATATTGGGATAAATAATTATCCCGTAAAATTGTAAGTTTGTCAATAATATTAATATTAATATTATTATTTCCTAATATTTCATTGTACGTGTATAAATTATTTGTGACCATATCATCAACAGAGTATGGATTATGTTGTTCAAAAATTTCTATTTTAGTTTTATTATTGAATTTGGTGAATAATTCATTCATCATTATAGACATTTCTTGTACCAATGTTTTTGGAAATATTAGATTTTGTCCGTTATCAATACTTTCCTCGATGTTGTAAAAATAAATATTTAACATTTCTGAGTATGTTGGAACTGTAATATTTCTAGAAAGGTCTTCGGTAATATTATAAATATTCATATACCCATCATATAATAGATCCGGATTGGTATGTTTTATAAGATAATAAATTGTAATCCATATCCAATACAATAAATATTTATCATAGTTCGGATGATTGTTATGCAATTTTTCTGTTTGTTTTACCAATCGTAATATATTAAATTGGTATTCATCGATAAATTTTACTGCTTTCGAAACAAATGTATCTTCTCGGAAAAAAATTTCATGTTTGATTCTAAAAAAATCAATATCAAATAACTGAAAAGTATTACTTTGGCAGTTTTGCACGATACCTATATTGATATTGTCATTTGTAACCCAATAAACCGGTATTTGTACATCCAATACTTTGTCATTAGTTATTGGAAATGGTGCGTAATCTGCTATCACTTCTTTGTGGTCATAGTATTCCGGGTTGATGCCATATGGATCTATTGGTGGAGGAGGTATTGGTAGTTGTAATGGTAATTGTTGCCATTGTTTTGGAATAGGACCAAAATTTCTAGATTGATATGGTGTATTTAAATATGATTCACCATTGTACCTATCAATATTAAAAGTGCTATAATACAAATTATCGGGTGTATTGTTTTTAATATTGTGTTGATATATGTCATCCCAATATTTTCTTATGCCGTCTGTGCCTGATTGATATCTAGAAATATTGATATGATAATTGTTATCTAGTTTATAAAATGTCTCAATGGTAAGTCCGATTAATTCTGCAGTTGATGAGCCGACAGTATCAATAATAAATTGTTTATTAAAAAGCACATTGTGATATAATTTTTGTAGTTCCCTCATATTTACCATTTCTGCTATAAAATAAAATTCCATTTGTGCAATAGTTTTTAATAATAAAGGCTGATGATAATTTGATTTTTTGAGTGGAATTCCATTAAAAAAATATTTTACATATTGTCTGATTGTTAAATTATCTGCAGCACTAAATTCATTTGTCGAAAAATTTGCAGGTGGTTCAAAACGAAAACTATCATAAACATCCATAAAATATCCAAATATTTGGTAATACAATAGTTTGACAATATTTCTAATTTTTACAAGCTCCTCTGAATCAATTTCTGGAACATTAATATCTAAATAGGAAGAAATTTTTATGGCATCAATTGTGGAAATAAAATGATAAATATATTGGAACATTTCCAATATGCTTGGAATATGGTTTCTGTGGAATATTAGAGTTATCGCAATTAAATCATTATGTATGTTAGTACCATTAATAACACTATTGTGTGCCAATGGTACATAATTTTTCATACTATCTAATGGATTGACTGATGGACTGCTGGCAAATAAATCGTTTAATAAGTAGGAAATTTCGTGCATATAGTATTCAATATTTATTTTCAGTAGCGAAATTAGATTTTTCATAAATTTAGAACCATTGGTTGATAATGGAATAATATTATCCTTTACATAATCAGTAAAACTAATCTCGTCCAACATATCTAAATATTTAAAAAAATAAAAAAACCAAATATTTGCATTAAAAACATTACCAATTCTTAATAATTTATTATCCGTAAATTTTTTGGTTGGCACAATATAACTGTATATGTTTGACAATGGCGGTGAATTATTAAAAAATAAATTATTTGTGGAAATAAAAAGTTTGTTTCGATATGCTTCATAAAGTACATCAATGGATTTTCTAATATTATTAAATGTGATATTGGCTTGACTGTTAAATAAATTAAGATATGGATTTAAACATTCATTAGGATATATTTGGTCATTTGTATCCATATAATTAATCGGCATAAAACTATTGTCCTCTATTGGTTTTTCTAAGGTATTTACTTTGAGTAAAAAATTTGATTTGAAATTTGGATCAATAACTAAGGGTAAATATGTGGTTTCAATAGGTGTCGCTATTACATCATTGTATATATCATGAACATCTCTTGTTCCAAAAATAAAAGGTTTTATTGTAACAGTGGGCACGGTTGTTGCTAAATTTTTAACCACATTAATAATAGTATTATAAGTGTTTAACATGTAATAAAAACTTGGACCAAAATCATAAAAATCATCTTTTAGTATTAGTGAACTATTTTTTAAAAAATAATACATGTCAAGCGATAATAGATTGTCCGAAAAATTAGGATTATTTATTTGTGAATTATTTTTGGACAAATTGTGAAATCTATTAGTATTTTTGTATTTATCCATGTTAGTCAATAATCTCTCATTGTGTCGATTGAGTTCCGAATTGATTACATCCAATGAACCATTACCTTGTGCGCGAAACGAATCAATGTTGACAGAACAAGGTTCGGAAATAATGTCATGTTTCCAAACATTACCAAAATTTTTTAAATAAAACATAAATAATATTTCTCGATTCGGTATTAAATCATAAAAAATATTCCCATAAAATAAACTTTCCGGTAACATTTTTGTATCAACCAATGGCACATTTTCCACAATATTCTTATCCGACAAATAAATAAGTTTTAGCAATTCATAAATTAAAAAATAATCTTTTTTTTGTCCAATCCATTGATCTGCTAAATCCATCTTAAAATTGTTATAATTGTACGTGGAATTATCAATAATAGATTCATTTTGATGAACCAATATAGAATATAATTCACTTTCCATTTTTGGATCATATTTAGGTAGTTTGTTACTACTATTTGTTGTGATGCCACTAGTATCTGAAAAGCTACTCCTTTTCGGGGATGCATCAACATCCCCAAAAGAGTTATCAATGGAATCCTTATATATATTCAGTATATCCAAAATATTAAGTCTTGAATCTATTTCATTTTCGTATTTTGCCAATGTATCATCCACTAAATTAAAAATTCTATCAAATTCAACTTGGTTACTATCATTTGTATATTTAAGCAACAGATGTAAAAAATCCATGTCCGATATATGTGATGTATTCACTATTTTCATAATATCTTCAGATTTAGTACTTAAAAACATAGCAACTAATTGCGGTATGTCGAAAACAAAAAATATTCGATGAACTAAATCACCCAATGGTAACAAGGTTAAATTTCCTGATCCACCAAAATCAAGTTCTGTTTTGAATAAAATTGGAACCAATTCTGTAGCAAAAGGGGTATGTCTTCTATATATTTTTTTGAAAAAAGTAATTTGTGGATTGTGATCCAGCCATATATTTTCAGCGGCTCCCGAATTCGCAACCAACTGTAAAAGTCCTGCTGCCATAATAAGCGTATTATTTGATAATAATACATTTATTATTTATACACTGTTGCTTAAAATATTGATTTTTTACATATTAATATTATCTAATTATTTGATATATTCATAAAAAATGCCATATTTGTTTTGTCATGATGGATAGTATTATAAAAAATAAATCAGTGGGATATATCAAATCAAGAAATAAATATTTTAAAAAAGTAATTAAAAAATAATCCGCTTGTCATAAAATATATTTATTTATTAATAAATAAATATATTTTATGGAATAAATTCCACATTACAAAAAAAAGATGAGTTGATTACACCATTTATTCCTTCTGACAATATCACACCGTTAGAACTTTTATAAAATTTAATTCCAGCTGCCATAGCTTTGGGTACATCAATATAAATCATTACTTTTGCAGTTTTTCTCATACCAGAAATAACACTTTTATCATCAAGTGTACCATGAGCAAAATGAATATGGTTTCGTTCCATGCGATTAAGTCCAGTTTTTTCAATAGATTCATATGCTTTGATATTTGTACCATGAACTACGATTGGTATTTCATTGGCATCGGTAACAAGTTGTAAATCTGGGTCAATTCCCTGAATTGTATGTCCTTGTACCGCACGAATATACCAGCCATCTGAACGATTTTCTAATTCAAATCTTTTTTTATTATTTGTGTCAACAATTTGTTTTATCTGATCGAAATTAATATTATTGCATTTTTTTAAAATTTCATCAACATTGATGAAACCTTTTGAATCCATAGAATATCCTTGTTCAATCGCGCGATGTCTTAAAAGTGTTACCAAATATCTGGAAAATCGGTAATTACTCATTGTTACTAATATCTTCTTATCAACAGAAATATACTATAATTATTAAAATATATTTCAATTTTTTTGAATTAATTTGATTTATTTATTCATTTTGAGACAGTCAAGAAAATGTCCAATAATTACTTCTCTTGGAATTTTTTGATATACATAAATATTGGTATTTTCGTCTGATAAATCAAAAGATGTGTAACTATTAAATTGTAAATTTTTAACTGGTATCGGATCAATATGCCGATAAATTGCTGCCAATCCAAAATCTGCTAACACATATTGAAAATCTTCATTTCCTCTAATATTATCTAATATCTTTTGCTCTCTGTTGCAAGCATCTTTGTCCAAATTTTTATCGGATAAACATTTTATTGCATCTTCTGAAATATATTTGTTCCAATTTTCGGTGAGTCTAAACAGTGCATCAAAATAATCATTTTTGTTATTTTTCATGAAAGTATACAGTTCCGATGCATTCACTTTATTAATACTATTTTCATTTCCAGAAACAAAAAAACTTTCATAAATACAAACTTTTTTAAAACCTCGTAATAAATTCAATAATTCATCTTTATATTTCCATGTGATACATCTAAAATTAAAACTGCCATAAACATAAAGTGTGACATTTGAAATCATTTGTTTAATTGTATTTGGTGATTTAATATATTCATTAACTAATTCTCTCATTGGCTTAAGAGAAAACATTATTGGATTTTGTCCAGAAGAAAATTCTTGGAATCTTTTCAAATAACATTCAGTTGATTTAAATTGTGATAAATTATTAAATTCATGTCCGTCATAAATAAATTTTTTGTCAGATTTCATTCCCTCGATAATAACAGCATCTCTATTTTTCAGTATGGCACAATATTTTAGCATTCGATTATATTTAATATTTGCATCACCTTCACCAACAACATAATATTTGGCTTTTGGTAGAATATACAACGCCATTATATCATCCGGTTCTAAATCTGTTTCAATCCATATCTCTGGTTGAACAATAACTTTTTTGTCCATATCAATATCTCTTTTTTTTGTAGACAACATCTCCAAAATTTCCAAATAGTTTTTTTCCATTGCTTTCATGAAACAATATCCTCCCCAAACGTTAGGATTAGCGCCATTATTCAATAATACCTTCACAATATTGACAAATCCATTATTAACAGCGATAATTAATGGTCTATCATTTAATACATTAACATTTGCACCACATTTAATTAAAAAATCAACCATGTCAGTTAAATTTTTTTCCACACACAATCTTAGTGCCTCACCATTGTTGATATTTATATCTAATTCAACTTTTATTAATTCAGTAACAATTTCTTTTTGTTGATTAATTACAGCTTCTATTAATGCTCTTGGTACATTATTCGGTTTAATTCCCATTTCAACAAAAGACAAAACCAAATTAAGATTACCATTTTGACATGCAGTAATAAATGGTAAATTATTGTTGTAATTAATTTCGGCACCACGTTCAATAATAAAATTAAATGCATTTATATCACCTAGTACACAAAAATCGACAAACATTAGATTTGTCACCAACTTTTGAGCATATGGTTCAAAAAATAGTTCTAATGAAATAATTGCATCAACATATTTTTTTTCAATGATTTTTTTTTTTATAAAATTACAAAATTCCTTTTCCGGTTTACTCAATGTATAGGTAAAAGGATTGGGTATAGGTTTAATAGAATGACCATTATTTTTATTTAATTTTTTGTTAATTTTTTGTAATGCGTATTGAAGTGATTCTTGGGTAATCATAAATATTATTATATCAAATTGATATAATAATATTTATATCGAATATGTGTTAATTATATCAATTTTTTTGAACTATCTATTTACTTTTTTGGAAAGCAAGACCAGCCATACCGCTTATAATTCTTAAAATATTATACGACATGATATATGCACCAAAATATATACCAACCGCGATATCTCCTGGATTCTCTTGTTCTATAATATTTAAAAATTCTTTGGTAAACACTAAAACAATACTAAAATCATCTATTCTGCTCAAATTAATAGTCGCTGATGGTTGATGTTCCATTGGTTTAATTGCAAAAGAATAAATATTACAGCCATCTGTTGGCGAGCGCCGAAAATATAAATATGGTTGAACATAGTTATAAAAATTAATATCAATTGATGGATCAGTACGATTGTAAGAATTTAATTTAAGATACGCAGATTTCATTGTGTAACCAGTTTTATCACGATTTGTGCCAAAATTATTCCATTGACATTTATTTCTACCCGTTGGATTTTCCCTATAATGCATGGGTTGAACAAACCAAATAATAAATTTTGTTGGATGGACAAAATTAAGGTGTGCACTATATTGTTTTCCAATAACATCCGTAAAATCATTATATTGTACTATTTCTATTAAATATTCATGGGTTGATTGTGCAAATCTTCTTCTCTCATCTGAATCCAAAAAAATATAGTCAATGTATAACTTTGCACCAATAACATTAATATCATATTGTGCTTGAATATTTGATATATCCATCAAATTTGGATCATCCTCAACATAACATAATTTTGATAAATCTTTTAATTTAACCGTAAACATAATATCATGATATTTTAGGGCAACCAATGGCAAAGAAAGACCAGTATTCCGACAAAACCAAAATTGAAAGGGAATAATTAGTTTATAAATATTTTTGGCTTTGTCATCAAAAATGGTTAATTCGGTGACATTACCTATCATTTTATAATAATTTTCAATTTGGTATTCACGGGTGAATATTTTATTAAATAATATTAACCAATCTCCCGTATGTTTATCAATGAGTTGACTACCAATTTTAATTTCAATTTGGTCAATAATCGCGTGGCCAATTTCCTCGACCCATGCAAATTTATATCTTTCAACATAGGTACCATCAATAAATGATTGGTAAAGTTTTTGTTTATAAATGTAAATATTGTAAGCTTTCATATAAAAATCTTTCATTTCTGAATATAATATTTTTTCTATTATTCTTCCCATTTCTTTTCTGATAATTGATGAAATTTCTTCATGTGACGTATTTTTGTATAATTTTTTAATTGAACCGACAGTTGAATTAAATATAATTTGAGCATCTGTTCTATTTATTTGTTGTATAAGATCAAATCCAGTACCGGCGAATTCTTCAATATCATTAAAATTATTATTATCCGTAATATATATACGTAATCGTTCTCTTTTTTCAACAAGATCACCAATAAAATTATTATCATTCATCGTTTCAATAATATCGTTTATCAAAATATTATTGGTTTTCAATAATACACGAAACTTACGGATAATATCCGTATTTATAGAAATATATTCATAAACCAATTGATAATATTGCAAAGATTTATCGTATTGTTTTTTTGCATCTAGTTGGTTCATTTTCCAATGCGATGAATTTTTTAACAGATCTATTTTTGGTAAATCTATTTCCAAATAAACACGATTCATTAGATCACCCAATTTATCAATTATAGCTGTCATTTCTTGACCAAAATTAGCAACTCCAATAAAATGTTGCTGTATTGATTCCATCGCAAAATTAGTATGTCTTCGGTAAATAATTTTAAAAAAAGTTATTTGTGGTGTTCCCGTTAAAAATATATCTTGCGTTCCATATATAGCTAATTGGATTAATCCTCCACCCATTAATTATAATTTCCAAAGGTTATTTGTTTATTTTAATAGACGATAAATTTATTATTTAATGGAATTCTTTGAAGAAAGTTACCATAATCATTAACTATATTATTCGCAATAATATAGTTAATAATAGTAATTCCCGCTCAATATTCCGTTTTCAATTTATAGGTATAATATATTTTATTGTTATAGATTATTAGTATATTGTTTTGTTAATGGATTACGACTATAAAAATATTCTCAAAACATAACAATCCAAATCAATTTTTTTGTTTTTGTTGGGCTCTAGAAATCTCGTCTTTACTAATTTTTTGGTTTTTTATTATTAATCCAATTGTTATTGTTTTTTCATCATCCTCCTCGTAATATTTTTCATTCAGTATATATTTAGCAATAAATTCTGGTGTCAAATTTTGGGTTAATATTACTTGTCTCAAATTAATGTGACCAATCAATTTCTCCAAGGCCGCTATTGATAATTTTTTATTTTTTAATAAAATAGGAAAACAAATATTTTCCTGGTTTTGAATAATATCCTCTTCTGAATAATCTTGATATAGCATTTTTGGTATATATAAGTGTTGTTATTTTTATGCAATTTATACAAGGATCTATTATACGAATAAAATTTCATTTTTTATTAGAATCTATATATAATGATGGACTCCAATATGTTACAGTTTTTCTTTTTTGGATGTTGGAATGATGGTGGCTGTACTGGTAATAATAATCTCAAAAATATAATTAACCACATTCATCATAACAAAAAATCATATGAATTTGGTGTAATTTTAGGAGATAATGTTTACAACAGTAAAAAAACAAAAATTCATCATATAGAAACACTTTTGGATGGAATACAATGTATAAATACAATTGATTTGCCTCTGTATATAGTTTTGGGAAATCATGATGTCACACAATGTAATATTATTAATGAGGAAACGAAAAAACATGGTAATTGGAATTTTGAAAAAAATTTTTATTCATTCGTCGTAAATAAAATAGATTTAAATGTTAAAATAATTGTAATTGATACCAACTTATTGGCTGATAAAAATATTTACGACAGTATTTTTGAAGAAAACAATACAGAAAAACCATGTACATTACCGGAAGCTATTAATACAAATTATGATGAAATGATACAATTTCTCCAAAATGAAACCAACAATGCTCAAAATTATAATTGGATTATTGTGGCTGGGCATGATCCGTTAGCTAGTTTTAGGTTCAAAAATAATATGAGCCAAGCTATACCAAAACCACATATTGATATACTTTTGTCTATTTTAGGAAAAATATCTAATTTGATTTATATTTGTGCTGATACACACAATTTTCAGTATAATACTGTAACATCCAATGATAAAAAATTAGTTGTACAAGAAATTGTGGCTGGAACTGGAGGCGCTTCTCCGGATATGATTGTACCAGTATTTAAAAATAACATATTTAATAGTATTGGGGGATTATATAATATGATGATGCATGATACACACGATCCTTTTGGTTATTGTGATATGACAATTTATCCAGAAAAAATAATTATTGTTTACCATAAAATTTCACCATCATTCGAAGAACATTTATACCAAATTAATCGCACTAAGCAATCTGAACAATATGGTGGGACAGATGCCTACTATTTTAAAAAATATCTGAAATATAGAACAAAATATGAGGAACTGATACGAGCATAATAAATTAGTTATTTTTTGATGAGAGTCAACAGACTAGATCTATTATAGAAAAAAATTGATTATTTTTTACATAGCATTTAACATATATAATATATCCGATATATTATTTTCGAGTCTATCCAAATAATGAACTCATTTGAGTCATCTTTGTTTTTGGTGCCAATTGGATTTGGATCAAGTGTAATATTGTATTTGTCAGCGCATACTGATAACAATTTTTCACTATTTACGGACAATAATACATATAATTATCAAATAGCAGAATTGTTATTGATAAGTTTTTTTTATTTCGTCATTGATTTTTTTTTGATGATAAAACGATACAGGCCACAAAATAGAATATATTTTGTACATCATATACTAGGAACTATATCTATTTTGGTAGTCTATTTCCAACATTACCACTTGGTAAAATATTTATTAGCATACTTAACGTTTGAACTTTCTACGCCATTTTTAAATATTGCAATTGTAAATGACCGATCGCATATTTCAAACTATTTCACTATGACAATAGATGTAATATTTTTCTTATTATTTACAACAGTGCGAATACTATTTGGTACCTATTTATTGTATGCAGTTGTACCACTTATGTATTCATTGGAATACCCAATTTATTACCTAACTCTTATCCCAATTATACTTCAAAATATGAATTATTGGTGGTACAGAAAACTTATTAAAAAATTTGTTCATAAATTAAAAATCGTGAAATAAAAATCAATGTATTGGTTAAATGATCAATAGCTATAATTATAGGTATTGATTATTTAGTACTTAATATTTTTGTTCATTTGTGACAAATTAAATTTTTTTCTTTAATTTATTCACTGCATTGACAAGAAATGCGTATGTTTTTGGAGCTTTATTGGGAAGATCAGCAAATCCAGTTCCAAATCCATCCTCCGGCAAAACAACGTATTTGTAATGTTTTGACAGTGTTATAATATTATTAATAGCATTGCTAATATGATTAATGTTATCCTGATATTCACTGTCCGTGTAAAACGATTCATAACGATTTGATGGATATTTTTTTGTGGGTATTCCTATGGTATTTGATAAATCTCTTATAATTGCCTGACCTCCTTTTCCAATTTTGGCATTATTGTCACCATAAACAAAAAGAGCATGGGGATATCTTTTAACATCATTAATCGTCCAATATCCTTTGAATATGATAATTTTGGTTGTTTCCTCACTCATTGATATACTCAATAAATATCTATATTTTTAAATATAATAAAAAAATTAATCAATTTTTATACAAAAATTGATTAATTTTTCATCTAACAGGTCCAATGTTTTTAACAAAAGGTTCAAACCTTCCTTGACTAATAGCACCAATGCTTTCTTTTTTGTTATTTTGTTTTTCATTCATATCCACCATATGGACAATACCATTGATTATAGGAAGACCATTTGGATTACAATTGTACAAAATAGTTGCACAACAACAAGTTATATTGGCGTTGAAAAAAATACCAAAAAGAGCAACTATTATTTCGGAAGACAATCCACGTGGATGGGTATGGGGATGGCCATATTTTGGCTATATATTGGAAACGACCAATTCCGGACATTTTGGTCCATCGGCAAATACTGAATTCTATTTGTACACGACCAAAAATTTTTACAACACTATCACTACCCACAAACCCATAAATTTGTCAGATAAGCCACAAACAATCAGTATGTGGACTAGAACCGGTAATTATTTTGGTTTGCATTACAGCAAAAGAGATCTTGATGTAACAAAATGCGAACCGCGCAAAAACCAGGAAGAACCTTTGGAAACAATAATAAAGCATTTTAGTGCAAAAAACCATACTGTTGTTTATTTACACGGTGACCCAGGAACTGGTAAATCAATGATTCCTCTTCTTTTGGCAAAAAAAATGAATGGATCATATTGTATCGCACATAATCCAACAAATCCTGGCGACAGTATTGACTTACTGTATAATGCAGTATGTCCAACTACTGATAATCCGTTAGTGATTGTTTTTGAAGAAATTGATATTATGGTTGATAAAATCCATACTGGCCGTATCAACATGCACAAAAATATTCCGACACAAATTATGGACAAAATTGGATTCAATACATATTTGGATTTAATAGATCGCGGGTTGTATCCATCACTGATACTAATCATGACGTCCAATAAATCTCCCGAATATATTGATTCTTTGGATGGTTCGTATATTAGAGAAGGAAGAGTAGATTTACGGATCAAAATCAATGTTTTTGATAAATCCGTTGATTCATTGGACGATCAGTGTATCACCGACACTACCATTAACGAAGGAAACAAAAAACTAGATTAGCAAATACAAAGTCTCCAACTGAGAACTTAACATCTAAAACCATTGAAATATAATTATTATTAAATATATTTCAATTACTTGTCAATAGTATTAACGCAACAACAGCGAATATTATACCAATTAAATTTTTGACAGTTATTTTTTCTCTTAAATATAAAAATCCAACAACCACCACCATCAAAATTGATAATATTTTAACAACTGTATACATTTGTGATGTGCCATAATATTCAAACAAATAAATATAAATAATTAATAACAAAATACTCATTATTACAGAAAGATAAATCATAGAATTATTTACTTTACCACTATTGATATAATATTTAAGAAGAATAGGAGGAACTGCCGATAAGAAAGCAGCAATTAATAAAAGTAAATATTTATTCATATTACAACATAATAATATTTGTTATTATTTTTAATTTAAATAATTAGTTAATAAAATAATTATCTAATGGTTCGACATAATATTATATTATCTTTTTTTTTGATTTTAATAATGTTTAGACAAATTCGAACTCCAAAAAAATCTTACGATACTAACTTTGAAAATCCGCTATCATTGTTAAACATTGGTAAAACTCTTCATATTTTGGGACATCCATTTGTTATGATTAACAATGATATAATTCCACTACCAATCAATGATATTGGAATTTTGAATCTTGGATCCAGATTTAGAATGTTTCGCTACCTATAAATGGGTTTTCGTTTTTAAAATATTATGATATTTTAAGAACAAATGAATTACAATAAGTTTCAAATAGTGGAATTTAGACTTGATAAAATGGTGAGTGATCCGTCTATTGTTATGATTGCAAAACGTGGTTCGGGAAAAAGTTTTATTACTCGTGATATTATTTATCATTATCGCCATATTCCAGGTGGAGTGGTTATCGCTCCGACTGATCGAATGAATTCTTTCTACCGATATTTTTTCCCGGATTTGTACATACATTACGAAATTAAAGAAAATGTACTTAAGAAAATTTTGGTGCGGCAATCGATGATGATTGAAAAAGAACGGGAAAAGAAAAAACAGGGGAAAAAAGTAGATCCGTCTGGTATTCTAATTATGGATGATTGTCTTGCCAGAAAAAAATCATGGGCAAAAGATGAATGTATTATGGAAATATTAATGAACGGACGTCATTATCGATTAACATATATTTTAACGATGCAAACACCTTTGGGAATTACTCCGGATTTGCGTCTTAATTTTGATTATGTATTTCTGCTCAAAGAAGATTCTACTATTAATAAAAAAAAATTATGGGACAACTATGCAAGTATGTTCCCATCACTGACAACATTCGAACAAGTTTTTTCAAAATGTACCCAAGATTATCGTTCTATGGTGATTGATAATAGAAAACCATCAGAAAATATCAAGGAAAAAGTATTTTGGTTCAAGGCAAATGATCGCAAATTTTGTTTTGGTTCAAAAACATTCAAAACTTTACATAAAAAATATTATGACCCAACCTATATTAGAAGAAAAAATAATGCATTTATGGATGCAAATGCTCTTTTCGGTAAAAAGAGGAAAAATGATGTTGACATTCGAGTTGATCTTAAATAATATAGCTATACTAATTTTTGTAGTACTGTTTTTATTTCCATAATTTTTGGACGATTTAATGGATTTTTACTGAGTATCGACATTATTAATTTATCTAATATTAAAAAACCACTATCTGATTGGCTGGGTTGATCATAACGTATAGTATATTCAAGTTTCTCTATAGTATCAGCATCGTATGGTAAACATTTTCTGTTAAACGTATAATACAAAGTAACACCAAATGAATAAATATCGGTTAAAGGATAATATATTTCATCGTCCTGGTTCCATATTTCTGGAGCCAAATAGTTTGGGGTTCCAATTAGTCCTTTGCGCAATGGATAACGTGGTTCATTTATTACAAACGCCAGATCAAAATCAATTATTAATGCAACATGTTTACTGATTACTATGTTTTGTGGTTTGATATCTCGATGGACAACATTTTTGGAATGCATATATTGGATAGCATCACATATTTGACACAGCATTTCTACAATATAAACTAATTTTTCCTTTTTTTTTAAATTCAAACATGATATTGGAATTTTTGAAAGACAAACGCTATTTTCGATATGTGGATAAATAACATAAGCAAAATTATTATTTTCAATAAAATCTAATATTTTTACAATATTTTTGTGTTCAACTAATTTAGGTATTTCGGCATCTCTTTTAATTTTATTTTCGTTTTTATTTTTAATTTTTTTTATAATTTTAATAACGACGGACTCTTTTTCTATATTTTGTGCTAAATAAACTTTTCCGAAAGAACCATTGCTAATTAATTTATTAATTATATATTTTTCCAAAATACATGGATCAATATGCTCTTCCAAAATATCTGACATGTTTATTAATAATTCAATCTAAAAAAAATATTTATTGGCGTACGTATTTTCAATTTTATTGGTGGGCAAAAAATGATATAAAAAATAATTTCTTATGTATAGTTGTGGAGAATCAATGGCTATAAATTGTTACTGACAATTCATAGACACCATGGCAGAGTGGTTATTGCACCGGTCTTGAAAACCGGAGTCCTTTGGACATATTGATTCGATTTCAATTGGTGTCGCGAATGTTTTATTAAATTTAATTTCTTATGTATAGTCGTGGAAAGCCGATGGCTATAGATTGTCAATAACAATCTATAGACACCATGGCAGAGTGGTTATTGCGCCGGTCTAGAAAACCGGAGTCCTTTGGACATATTGATTCGATTTCAATTGGTGTCGCGATCTCATGGTATAATGGTAACACGCTTGGCTCTGACCCAAGAGTTCTCTGTTCGAATCAGAGTGGGATCATATTATGGTAACTAAATTTATTTTTTAAATAAATTTAGATGTCTTGGTCGACGGGTGAAGACACCGAGCTGCTAACTCGGGCCCTTTGGGCAGATAGGTTCGAGTCCTATAGACATCGAAAGCGGTTGAATTTATTTGAATAAATAAATTCAGGCTCTGTGGCAGAATGGTAATTGCACTGGTCTCGAAAACCAGCACCCTTTGGGTATCTATGTTCAACTCATAGCGGAGCCGATAAAAATTGATTTAACAGATATGTTATAAAAACATATCTATTAAAATAAAATATAAATGAACATAAGAGAAGAATTTAATCTTTTGCTCGAAGAAAATAATTCAGATAACATTAATGAATTTTGTATCAGACATTGCCGTAATGCAACATTACAAGACATAATATACATGATAGATAATGGTGTCGATCCACGCTACAAAGATGATATAATCCTAATAATTACAGCTGCATCACATAAAAAAGAAACTCTTATATATTTAATTGATCAGTATGGCGCAGATATTAATGCACAAAATGGCCAAGCATTAGTAAAATCAATCGCCAGGAAAAATATGGATGTTATGATTTTTTTGTTGGATTCAGGAATATATATTTCGGATGATGCAATTTATTGGGCAATTTACAATAGTAAGGACAGTTCATATATGGAAACACTCATGCGATATGGAGTTCCAGTTGAACGATTTGGGAATATTTTTTGGAAAAAATATTTGGTGAATTATGATTTTATAATAAATAAAATACATGTTATGGCTGAAAATGGATTGGATATTAACCAAAGTGTTATAAACTATTACAAGACAAAAAATTGATTTAATAAATATGTTTATCAAAACATATTTATTAAAATAAAATATAAATAAATGAACATTAGAGAAGAATTTAATCTTTTGCTCGAAGAAAATAATTTGGAAAAAATTATTAATTTTTGTATTAGTCATTGCCGTTATGCAACATTATAAGATATAATATATATGGTAGATAATGGCGCTGATCCACGTTATAAGGATGACATGATTCTGATAAACACAGCCACATCGCATAAAAAAGAAACTTTTGTTATATTTAATTAACCAATATGGTGCCGATATTAATGCCAAAAATGGTAAAGCATTGGTGGAGTCAATTGTGTATAAAAATATGGATGTCGTGATTTTTTTATTGGATTCAGGAATATATATCTCAGAAGATGCAATTTATTGGGCAATTCACAATAAAGATCGTTTATATGTGGAAACACTCATGCGATATGATGTTCCAATTGAACGATTTAGAAATATTTTTTGGGAAAAATATTTCGTTAATGATTTTAATAAAATAATGTTACGCATTATGGCTGAAAATGGATTGGATATTAACCGAAGCATTATAAATTATTACAAGATAAAAAAAAATTGATTTAATAAATATGTTTATTAAAACATATTCATTAAAATAAAATAAATGACTGTGAGAGAGAAATTTAATTTTTTATTGGAAGAAAATAATTTGAATAAAATTAATGATTTTTGTTTGTTGCATAGTGTGAGTGCAACTTTGCAAGACATAATATACATGGTGGATAATGGTGCGGACCCACATTATAAAAATGATTCTATGTTAATACAAGTGGCCTCGTCCCATGAAAAAGAAACCTTATTATATTTAATTAATCAATGTGGTGTGGATATTAATGCCCAAAATGGTAAAGCATTAGTGGAATCGATATATAATAAAAATAAGAGTGTTATGATTTTTTTGTTAGACTCCGGAATATATATCTCAGACGATGCAATAGATTTGGCGATTCATTATAACGACCATCGGTATGTAGAAACACTCATCAAATATGGCGTTCCAATTGAACGAATTGGGGATATTTTTTGGAAAAAATATTTAGTGGATTATGATTTTATAATAAATAAAATACATTTAATGACTAAAAATGGTTTGGATGTTAACCAAAGCATTGTAAATTATTTTCGACAAAATAAAAATTGATTTAATTTATTAATAAACGATATACATAATGTATATTGTTTATTAATTAATATGGATAGTTTATGCAAATTTAATATATGTGATGTTAAAGAATTTGATATCAAAGAATTTGATATCAAAGAATTTAATGAATTACTATACAAAAACAATTGGGATGACATAAATAATTTTTTTATTGGTTGTTGTAATCATGGAAATTTGAAAGATATCAAATACATGATTGAATGTGGTGTTGATCCGCATGTGTATAATGATGAAGCATTTGTTAGAAGTTGCCAGTCCGATAATTTATCAGTTGCAAAATACTTGTTGGAAGAACACAATGTTAACATTAATGCACAAAATGGTCAATCAGTTACATATGCTGTGCCTCAAATGGTAAAAATTTTATTAGAAAACGGTGTTGATATAACTAATGAAATTATTATGAATCGTATCTGGGTAGCGGATCTAGATTGTGTCCCCGTTATTAAATTATTTGTGGAATATGGTATTGATCAAGAAAGAATCGCCAAAATTTTTTTAAAAATGATTTTACACACAAATAGTTTGAAAGCACATTTAGATGTTCTTAAATTTTTGAGTAATTGTGGAACAGATTTCAACCAAGTAATACAACAAATAGTCAAAGAATAAAATTGAATAAAAAAAATTTTGAAATAGAGGATAAATGTTTCACCGTATTTTCTCAACGAACATGATCCAAATAATAACAATTCTGTCCCAATATATGACTCGGAGATATGAAAAGAAACCTCATTATTATATTTAATAATGCCAAAAAAAGTATTATAAATTATTTTGAAACAGAATAAAAATTGATTTAATTTATCAATGATCCAATAAATTATGTATATTAATTATTAACACAAATGGACAATTTATGCACATCCTTATATATTAAAAAATTTAATGAACTGTTAGAGAAAAATGATTGGGACGATATTAATAGATTTTTTATTGATTGTTGTAATCACGGAACTTTGGAAGATATCAAATACATGATTGAGTGTGGTGTCAATCCACATATGAATGAAGATGAAGCATTTGTTAGAAGTTGTTCACGGAATGATCCAGCAATTGGAAAATATTTGTTGACGGAACACAATGCAAATATTAATGCACAATATGATGGCCCCGCTAAACTTGCTTCAGTTCAAATGATGAAAATTTTGTTGGAATGTGGTATTGTTATAACCAACGAAATTATAAGAGAACACATTTGGACAGAATATCCTGAATGTAGTCCAATGATCAAATTATTTTTGGAATATGGTATTGATAGAGAAAAAATTGCCGAAGTTTTTTTTAAATGGAATTTTAGTGAACAAAATTCGAAAACATATTTTAATATTCTTAAAATTTTAAGCGACGATGGCACAGATTTTAACCAAGTAATACAACAAATAGTCAAAAAATAAAATTGAAAAATAATATGGTAAGATAATAATAAATTAAGATAATAAAAATTAATTACATATATCAAATATCAATGAGTGCGGTTGAATCCACCAGAATTAATGAATTTAATGAACTATTGGAACAAAACAAATGGGATGAAATTAATAAATATTTTCTTGAAACCTGTAAATGGAATGGTGGATCATTCGAAGAAATAAAATATATGGTTGATCATGGTGCTAATCCACGTATGGAAGATGATATGCCATTTGTTTTAGCATGTGGTAGGAGTAAAGAGATAGCACAGTATTTTCTTAATGAACATGGTGCCAGAATCGATGCGCAAAATAATGGAGCGTTAGTCGAAGCAGCTGGTGCCCATCGTATCCAAACTATGAAAATGTTATTGGAGGCTGGAATTAAAGTAACACCAGAAGTTTTTAAATGCATTTGTGAATATGATGGAAATCGTGAAGTGGAAGTACTGCTAGAATATGGCTATGATCCACAAGAACTGGCATCAGAATGTTTAAAAGGATATATTTTAAAGAACGAAATTGCTTTTTCCATGATGAAATCTTTCCACAAACATGGTTTGGATTTTAACCAATTTTTTGAAAAAATATTCAAACAATAATTTATTTCATTACGAAGATTATTTTTGTGATAGGCCTATCATATTTTTATTGTTATATTTTAATAATTTATTAAAACACAACTATAAAAACATATTCATAATAATTAGAAAGTGAAATAATTAGATTTATTTGAGTATTAATCAAAATAAAATAATTAGATTTATTTGAGTATTGATCAAAGTGAAATATTTTATTTTGTATAAGTATATGGATTCGAAAACAAGATTTCATTTGCATATGTCATTGGATGAATATTTGCCATCCGGCATTGGTAATAATCAAACCGCGGCAATGATGTCAATGGTTGAAATGATCAAAAGTAATTACTTTTCAAAAATTTTCAATCAAGTTTATAATATTACTGGTAATAATTCCATACTGAATAAAATTATTCAGATTTATCAAAATTCAATTGGAAATTTTACAGATATTATTAAAACAGATACATACATTATATTAAGTGGATTCACCGGGCATGCAACCAGTTTTATAATTCAAAAACTTGTAAAAGATACTGAAGAATATTACAAACTCGTTATTATAAATTCTGGTGGTGGTCTTGAATATCATGGTGTTGAAATTATAAACAATGAAACAATTGGTAAGATATTTATTGAACTAACAATAAATAAACAAAATATTGATGCAGTATTGGCAATTATATGTTTGAATAATATACGAAAAGAATCAACAAAAACAACAACAGATAGTATTTATTTTTATGAATGTGTCATTGGTAAAATACATCAATTGTCTAATGAAAAAGATATACCGTTCAACAAATTACCAGGATTATATTATAAGACTCAAGAAAGTGGTAGTTGTACTTTTTATAGTGTATTTTATCCCATATTTTATTTGTTGAACGTGTTAGGAAATGACAAAATATATAGTGACCCAACTACTTTCAAAAAATTAGAATATTTACTAGCATTATATTCAATTAACGAATTGTTACCAAATGATCATTTTGATGAAATTGATAAAAATATTATATTAGAATTTATTAATTGTAAAATATGGTTGATTCAAACATATTGTGAAAAAAATAAATGTAATATACAGATAGATAAAAAATATATAAAAAAATTTCAAAATGTGCAAAAGGAAATAAATCTAAAAGACGAAGAAATAATTTTAATGAACAAATTACAAAACACGACTTTTAAAAAAGTTAGTGTTACTGATCATTTTGAAGCATACAATGAAATTATTATTTTGGATAAAATTACCAACAACAATTTATTAGAACATAATCTACAAAAATTATATAACACACTAATAGAAATTCACTCGACTAATTATGAAAATAAAATAAATATTGATTTCATGATCAATGATATACTTAAACAAATTGG